GTCTGGACGCTGTGTTTAAGTTTCATCAACTTCTCCATATCATCAGGGAGTTCGGCGCTATTCGATACCATTTGCGCAGTTGACTCTGGTAATTTCTTTTGTTCTACCAATGTACTTTTAATTTGTGCCCAATCTATTGGCGATGTAGCCAGACACAAATCACGATGTTGTTTTTGTTCAGTAATGTATTCCATTACCTCCCTGTTTACCCGAATTGCAGAATTAATGTTTTCAGTATATTTTCTGATATCTTCAAGCTGGGTAGTTTTCGATTCGTTGCCAACATACAGGTAATCGAAAACGGCAACCTGGTATTGAACGAACAATTCTCGTAAATTTTTGCGGAGAATCTGCGCATTTATAATCTGAATCCAACGAATAAAGCCGCGTTTCCCAATACAATACCGTTGTTTGTTGTCGCCAAACACAGACTGACAGATGATTTTTTGCATGTCACTTTGACAAATTGGGTCTTTTTTAAGTCTGTCTAGTTGATTTCTGGTTTGAATTCCAAAGAAATTACATACCGGTTCAATAAAAATGTTTTGATTTTCATCTCTTAGGATCGTTTTGTAGAGTACCAATTCCAAATTTGTTTCCATCTGTATGAGTATTAAAGTTTGATGTGTACAAATGTAAGTTATTATTTCTATTGATACCAAAAGAAACAATATTTATTTTTAAAAAATAGTAAAAATTTATTTTTATTTCTTTTGAAAGTCGGTTTTTAGACCTACATTTGCATTCAATAGAAATACTAAAAAATACGTTTTATGGTAAAGGAAGCAACTAGCCTGAAAATGGAAAAGCCTATCATGGACAGACTTAGAATAGAAGCAGCTAAGGAAAACCGGTCCATAAATAACTACATGGAAACGGTTCTAATGAAGCATTTTAAGGAACTTGATAAGCAAGAAGAAAAAGAAAACCCGGCAGATTAGCCGGGTTTTTTGTTGGGATAAAACCCAGATGTGGGTTTTTAAATACTCGGAATTCCGCGTTTATATTACCAATTATCCTCTGTACTTTTCATTTTCTTCTGTAATTTAACCAGAATGCTATTTAATTCTATTTCGGTTTTACAAATCAAATTATAATTAGCTTGTAATGCCTGCGCCGCACCTTTTGCTTGCGACTTATTTACTTTAGTTCCCTGGGGTGGATTATTAATCAACCATTCAGGATCCCTCGCATTCTTATAGTAATCTTTGTTATTTAGATATGTCCCAAATGGCTGTTCCATTGGCCCTAAAAGCTCATTACTCGTTTTGATTGTAATATCAGTGATATCACACTTATACTTTCCATCCTTTATCGAAACTTTGATTGTAAAATTCGGGTACCAATCCATTGTTATTGGTACTTTAACAATCCCGCCAGCAATATAACTCTCCGAAATATGCGTTGAACCTTTACCAATTAATTTACCGGCAACAGGATCATCCATTTGCAATACATTATTTGCAGAATTAAATGTTTCAGCAAACCACTCTCTGGCTGTGGCATAAAGTTGATCTATGTTTTTGCCTGGTACTTCAACGACCTCAGAATACTCCTGGGAGAATGCAAACAGCGGTAAAAATAGAATCAGAAAGAATAGTTTTTTCATTGTATGCTTGTTTTTGGTTTAACAATATTCTGCAAGTTACGGCAACCGGTCAACAAATCAAAACCACCCGGCAAAATCAACCTCAAAAAATCGCATTCGGGGCAACTTCCAAAATCAGCCGGTCAACAAATCGCCATCCAGCAAAAACCAATATCATGTATATTATTGATAACCAGACCAAAAACCAACTAAAAAATTTTCAATTTTTTGTTGTTTGAAGGTTGACTCCGAGCCCGCCCTCCCGGGCATATGCGACTGCAAAGGGTCGCGATGGCCGGAAATATGACAAACGGCCTGACCCTCAGGTTCGTAAATCCAACCTGTTTTAGGTTGGGGGTGCATGGGTACCATGCCCCTCTTTTAAATGATTTGGGGTAACTTTTATTTATCCCACCGTGGATAAATCACCTGAGCTTTGCTTACGCATGCCCTTGTTTAGGTTGAGCCATTGCTTGCGACATAATAGATACTTGAACGCATCAGAGAAGTTGGTTGATTCTTTGGGTAGCTTATGAATTGGTAAGCCTTCACTCTTCTTATCCTTGACAATCATCTTACGATTGTTTCGAGTAACTACCTTTGATGGAGCCTTCTCAAGCGATGACTTGAGACATGGACAGTTGAACTGATCAATACACACAACAGGCAGAGCAGTGTTAGTCTCAGATAACAGATCGATCATGAAGTTATACTCAGTGTTTGAATGAATGGTAGCCTGTCCAATTGATCGAAGGATTACCTTCCAGCCTGTACGTTTGCCATCCTCACTCTTTTCAATTGCTTTCTTTATTTGCGAAGCAAGATCCTGACCTGACTTAGCATAGTTATTACCTGCACGATCATAGTAAAGGTTGAGTGTCTTCTCTTCATGTGGTTTGAAGTACTCAATGAACTGATCTGCTAACTGTCTGATTGAATTAGGTGGTAATGTATATAACTCTTTGAGTAGGTTATAGTCTCGTTTCTTTCCATCCTGGGCAATGATCATGCTCATCATGTTACCGAAGTCCATACCGGCATCAATGGCTTTTGTCTTATCCAACTTAGCCAGGATCCTGCAATCTTCTGTATCCCGGATACCGAAATAGTCACTCCAGTGTGCATCGGCCCCATCCTGATAGAAATGCTTTTCAGATAGCTTTAAATAAAAGCGATTGCCAGCCATCAGTTTTGGCTTTAGTGAAAGGATTGCCTGTGCAACGTCTTCCAGATTGGTTTCAAACTCTTCAGAGAAGAAATCGACTCCTAAAATATCAGCATTGATAAACGAACTAGCAACCCAAAAGAAAACAGATTTTTTACGGACCTTTCTCCATCTGGATTCCCATCGGTCGAGTTTACGTTTGACAATTGCCAATTCTTTTCGGTCGCCAGAATCTTTAGCGATTACGTATTCCTTTTTGATGTCATTATAAACGAAGCCAGTTTTGAGAACCCGAACGATTTGTTTAACGTCCATCCGCTTGCGATGCTTCAGGATCCAGTCATATTCACCAATCAAATTTGGGTTTGGCATGTCGGTGGTGAACGTCTGGGAGCGATAAAAAGGTGAATGCCCAAACTTCACTTTAAATCCGCGGACTGCTTTGGTTAATTTGGCAATCTTATCTTCCCTGAAAAACTTGACTTCATCACCAATGATGGCAACATAGGATTTACCGGCCGCTGTAGATGGCCGGTCGAGTGAAATAAAAGTGAGGTTAAAACCATTGAAAAATATAACGGTGTGTTTGTAGCTGGAGATAATATTTACCGGCCGGGATTTCCAATGTTCGAGTGGTTCTTTTTCAACCACATAATGAATGTCCTCTTCCCATCCCAGGAGGCGCAAACCTTCCTGCATGGTTGGCCAAACGTTTTTCTGAAGGTTGGTGAATGTATCGGCAACCAGAGCAACTGGAGCGCCTGGAAGATCGTAAACCATTTCCTGAAGCCGTTCGGCCTGAAATGCGGTTGTTTTGGTCGATCCACGGCCACCAATGAAATAAAGTGATCCGGGCATCATTATTCCACTGGTTTGCGCCAACCAGTTCATGTAACGGACTTCAACGTCCGGACGGTCCAGATCAATCTTCGTCGGTTTGGTCATTGAGCATTTCTATAAAGTCAATATCTTCAACCATTGCTTCCTGTTTCCAGCGTTTTTTATCCGCGGCTGACTCATCCAGTTCGTCAATTTCTTTAGCCAGGGCATTGCGGTCGATTGGTGGCAATTTGGCCTGTACCGGGTTCATAGTGTAAATCTTAATTGGCCGTTCGTACAATTCTTTTGGAATATTGATCGGGTCGGGCTGATCCAATTGGCGGGCTTTGTAGCTATCCCAAAGTAATGCGCGGTAAACTTCCAGGTCTTTAATACAGGTCGCACCATCTAATGCGAGTTGTGCTGCCTGTTCAAATTGTTCGGCTTTCAGGTTACGGGCTGCACGTTTATCTATAATTTCATCGGAATAGAACAAATTGATTGATTCCTCGAACATCTGTTTGGCACGATACAGACTGATATCGAACGGTTTTTTACTGAAGAAGGCAATCGTTTCATTGATCCCATACCGGCGACGCATCGAGTTCATTTTGACAAGAATATCCAAATAATCAATCTCATCCGGAGTGAGATTTGATTTGCTCCCGGTTTCAATGTATTCAGCAATTTCGTGATACCGGCTGATCTCGAACTTATTCTTTGCCATAAATAATCCTTTCTTTCAATTCCTGAAACCTGATTTGAAACCGTCGTTTATCAAGGCGTTGCGCCTGCGTAGCATTTCCTTCGTTTGCTGCTTTTTGGGTGGCAATCGTTTCGTTAGCTTCATTCACAAGGATCCCACGCTCATAATGGAACCTGATCCGGCTATCTTCACGGTAAAACTCCTGCAGGAATGTTTCCTTGTCGATGCCAAAATACATGGCTATCTTTTCGGGAGTATAGCCAACTGCGGCAATGTATTCAAGGTTTTCAACTTCATTAAGCGGAAACCAAAAGGGCCATTCACTTAGTATATCCGGTTCTGAATTCATAAATTCGTTTTGATCTCATGAAAATGTATTGTTCC